AGCCATCCCAGTAGTACAGCGTTCCGCTGGAAAGAATCGCCAGCAGCGTCTCCGAGTAGTCAAGCGTCACCTGACCACTGCCGCCCACATCCGCGAGCACTACCACGTTCCCCAGCGAGCTCACCGAGACGAGCTTCGTGCCCATCACGCGGTAGAGCACGTTGTTCCACTCAATGCCGCCACGGTCAACCCCAGGGCCTACCGCGAACTGCTTAATCCCGTCAGCCGGTCTCAGGTAGCCCTCGCTCAAGCCAGATGGCTGAACGACGGGCACCAAGTTGCGCGGGTAGCTGCGGCGGAAGTCGCCGGCCCCGTCCGTGTAGATACCGCTGAGCAGTGGGACTTGCATTACTTCTTCTTGGCGGTCTTGGCAGAAGCCTTGAATGCAGCAGCGGTCGGCGCTCCCTTGGAGCCTGGCTTGCGCATCTTCTCCTTGCTACCGGCTTCAATGCGTTCGCGTTTGGCGTGGATGTTGGCGTATAGTCCTTTTTTCATTTGCAGTTCCAGCGTTTGAGTGAAGCAGCTTTGCGGGTGGGCCGGCCTTTCTCGTCCTTCATTGGCCCAGGCATCCCGCTCATCCTTGCGCAGAACGAGGCCTTGCGCCCCGCGTCTGCCTTGGTCTTGGGGTTGGGAGCAGGCGCCTTCAGATTCGAGCCTGTGGCGCGGTTGTACTTTGCGCGGCCTTTCGCGGTGAGCCCAGCGCCTTGTGACACTGGGAGCTTCTCGCCGCGAGAGACCGAGAGGTTGACTTGTTTCTTAGCCATTGGACTCTTCAGGAGGAGGCAGGAATGAGCCGTCTGGCTGTTGAATCCAGCCGGGACCACAAGGAATCCCGTCTACGTTGACTAGCGTAGTGCCAGCAGGAGGCGTGTACGGACTTGTGCCGTCCCAAATGATGACACCCTGAACAATCTTGGTTAAATCATCAACAATAGCGTATCGCATGATTAGAAGTAAGTTGTAACAATTACGATTCCATCCGCTCCATCACCGCCAGCGCCAGAATTGTTTGTGGAATCAAGTCCTGCTCCGCCGCCACCGCCGGCTGCACCATAAAAACCTCCATTGCCACCGTTCCCACCATTAACGCCAGCAGTGATTGACGAGCCTCCACCTGCCCCTGCGCTACCTGCGATTGCAGTATTAACAAACGAGTTTGAGCCAGTTCCACCGTTTCCTCCGCCAGCCAATCCACCAGTCGCTTGACCTCCAGATGCGAACGTGCCTAAGGCAACTCCACCAACTCCACCATTTGCAGCTGTTGGAGTAGCTGCTGCCAAACCTCCTCCAGATCCGCCACCAGGACAACCAACTGTAGTATTGTTTCCTCCAGCACCTGCTCCAGTTCCTCCAGTTCCTCCATTACCACCTTGAAACATCGCTCTAGCAGAGGCAGATGCTCCCGCTGGCCCCGATGCCGTTGTCACGATTCCAGCTCCGCCTCCGCCCTGCACAATCACCCAACCCCCAAACGATGAATTTGTGCCCGCTGTTCCAGCATTACCATTAGTAGCATTTACAGTAACAGACGCTCCACCTAGTCCTTTTGCTCCTACTGTTACAGTTTCAGTTGCACCAAGTAGAGTTGCACTAAATGTGCGAGCAGAATACGAGCCCCCACCTCCGCCTCCACCTCCAGGTGCAGTACTACCTGCGCCGCCTTTGCGACCAGATGCTCCGCCGCCGCCAGCAGAAATTACAAATACATCAACTGACACAGCCCCTGCTGGCTTCGTCCACGTTCCGCTGGAGGTGAACACCTGCACGTTTGTCGGTGTTGCGCTCCCGCCGGTTGCCGCAATCGTAATCGCCCCATCCCCGTTCGTCACCGTCACGTTCGAGCCTGCCGTTAGCGTAGCCTTGGTAAGACCGCCTGCGGCGTTGCCGATGAGAAGCTGGCCGTTCGTGTAGCTGGTCTTCCCTGTGCCGCCAGACGTCTCAGCCAGCGTTGCGGACAGACCAGCCGCCGTGCCGGTGGTGTTCTGGTTGAGCGTTGGGACGTCAGCAGCTTGGATTGCCGACATAACAACGTCCGATCCGTTCCCGCGAAGGTACTGACCGGAGGTCGTTGCGCCGGCGAGATTATCCATCGCAGCCTGCCGGTTGGCAGACTGCATGAAGGAGTCGATGTCAGAGGATACTGTAATGTCAGGCATATGCTTTAGGGTCTGAGGTACCGGTCAACGCCGCCTGGTCGGCGATAGTAGTTCGTTCCGCCACCAGGGCGCAGGTAGAACGACGCGGCGGGAGGCGGCCCTGGCGGGGTCACTGTGGGCCCCGCAGGCGTCTTCGAGCGTCGTCTTGAGAGGTAACGAATCACAGGCCAGCGCCGCAGATGAAGTTAACCGTCGTTCCAGAAGGCGAGATGATTGCAATGACGTTATCGTCCTCGAACTTGCCAAGGGACACTTGGCTGCTCGGCATAACGATGTAGTCAGCGGTCGTTGCGGTAATCGTGCCCTGCCCGATGCGGACAAACACCGGATTGGTTGCACCGGTGTTGGTCACGCAAATGCTGCGGGTGCCAGAGCGGATGCTGTACTGGGCGGAAGTTCCAGTTGCTGACTGGGTTTGTCCGCTACCGTAAGAGGGATTGAATGGGAGTGTCATATTAGCCTACGCGATACCATTTTTGGATGACCGGCTCGAACCGGAGTCTGAAGAAACCATTTGCCGCGAGAGTCGTCGGAACGCCGCCTCCGACCGCCCCATTCAGGTTCACCGTCAAAGCGGTGATTGTCTGGGTGGTGTTGACGAGAATCTCTTGGTTTGCCACGCAGCCCGAGACCTGCGGGAGCAGGATCGTCAGCGAGGCCACTGTGCTAATGGGCGTAAGCACCAGCCACACGCTGTTGTTCGTTCCGCTGATGGCGACCGTCGAGCCGCTAATCGGCGAGGAGTACTGGATGACCTTGCCATCGTTGACCGTGACGTTCTGCTCAATGAAGTCAGCCACCACCGCTGCGGTGCAGTTATAATCGAGCCCGTTCTGGTTGACAGCAAACAACGTCGAGGGGCTGATGCTGTCGACGTTATCGAGATTTTGAATAGCCATGTTAGAGGAAGAGAAGCTGACCGTTGGGTTGTTGCTCGATGGGGCCAAGAGACGGAACCGGCAAGAACGGCCAATCCACATCCTTGTTGCCAGCGCCAGCAGGCATCTGCGAAGGGTACTGCTGCTGAAGGACGTTGGCGCTCTGCATGAGGAGCGTCTGGTAGCCAGCAATCGCGCCTGTCTTGGTGTCAGGCGAAGGCGCTTTGCCGTACTGCGGAGCGATACGCATCGCCAGATTCAAGATGACCGCCTCGTTGGCCGTGAGTGGCACATTGGTCTGCGTGTCGAGGTCAGCGTTGTCAGGCGAGTTAGTCAAAGGGTAGCCAATCTGGATGGCTTTCGCGTACCACTGCGCCACCATTGCGTCCAACCGGCGCACCGCTGACTGAAGCTCGTCGGGCGTGAGGTCAAACACATAAGACGCCAACCCGAGTTCCTCAAAAGCGGCCTCAACGAACTGGCGTTTAGTGTATCCCATGCGGTTATTTGCGCTTGCGGCGCGGTTTTTCGTCTTCTTCGTCTTCTTCAGCCAGCAAAACCGGCTCTCCAGCAGCCTCAGGAGCAGGCGCAGCCTCGGATTCGGGCTCACTGACCACAATCTTCACTTTCGGCTCGTTCTTGAGCCTTACAGCGGCCTCAACGGCCTTGTTGTAGGTGTCCACAGCCTCTTCAACACTCAAACTCCAGCCCAAAGAGAGGGCTTCATCGAGTTCGTCTTGTGATTCGACGCCGCAGTAGTCGTAGGTGCCATATCGCGCAGGGCTTTTGCCTGGCGAGCGGTACACCATGATAGGGAAATCAGTCATTTTTTCAGTTTGCCGACGGGTTTTCCAGCCGCTTGCTTCGCTTTGCGAGCAGTCGAGAGCGCGATTGCAATCGCTTGCTTCTGCGGTTTGCCGGACTTCATCTCCTTGCTGATGTTCGAGGAGATTGTCTTCTGTGAATAACCCTTCTTAAGCGGCATAAGTCCTTGGTTTCAGTTAAGTTAAGGGGATGGCCCCGAAGGGCCACCCCCCGTTAGCGGGAACTATACCTGATTAAACAGGATGATTCCACTCATTTCGGGTTGCTTGTTCACAACCCCGTAGAACGTGTCCACACGATACTTGGTCGTGAGGGTGTTCTGGTCGAAACGCTTGGTCATAACGAGCTCCAACCCTTGGTCGGTTGAACCGCGCATCACCGCAACGCCAGCGTTGTCGGGGAGCGAGTAGCGGCCAGGGAGGATTTCAATCGCGTCCTTGTGCCAGAAGCAGTTCACAGGAGCTGCCGCCGTGTTGAGGAGCGTGATTGCCGCGTTGGATGCCTTCGTGTTCGCCACGCAGTTTTGGTTCTGCGCAGAAGCCGCGTTGGCAACCTGGTTCGAGATGATCGGAGGGCTGATGACGATCGCTTGGCTACCAGCAGCAGGCGCACTCGCCGAGATAACACGGAAGGTCTTAAGCTGACCGGTGTCACCTTTGGTGATGTGATGCACTGCGTTGACGCCTGCGATGGTGAATGCGTCCCCTGCCGCCAAAGCGCCAGCGGAAACTGCCACCGTCAAAGACTGGAAGCGGTTATCCACGTTGAGCCGCTCAGCCGTCGTTGGCGAGGTCGAGATGGCTTTCGGGATGTAGTAGTTCGCTGCCGCGTCGGTCGTGTTGATGGTCGCCGTAGCAGACCCAGCCGCCAACCGCACCGCGTAGTCGAGCTTGTAGATGTCGAAGGACGCTACCATCCCAACGTACGCACGCTCATACGCCTTGTCGGACTTCTGGTTCCCGAAGGAGCGCGAAGCCTTGGCAAGGTCGTTAGCAAGACCGTTGTAGTCCCGCGTGTTGAGCGCGAGGTAACGGTCACCGTCCATGATGCCCTGCTCGTTGAAGATGGCCTCGCACTGGGCGACGTCATCGAACCCGCTCGAAGCACCAGCAGCGGTCGTGCGCTTAACCACCAGCGTGCCTTGATTGGCCGCGAGGTTCATCACCGACACGTTGATGTCAGAAGCGAGTTTCTGTTTCGCCGAGTCGCCAAGGCGTTGCTCTTGCAGAGCGTCACGAAGCTCTTGAGCGTTGAGCTCGAAAGCCACCGTGCGGGTCTGGTTGATGCTGGCGGGTACCGCAAGCTGGGTATAGCTGGAGTAGCCACCAACGCTGGTAATATCCGTCCCAACCCCTGCATTCGAGATCGAAGTCGCGATGTAGGGCTGTGGGCGCCAGATGACGTTGTTGGTGCGCTCCATCATCGTCTGGTCTGTGTTATAGATCGAGACGTTACGGGAGAGGACAAGCGCGTCGTTGAACCCCTCAAGGAGGTTTTCAAACGCTACGCGCTCTTCTTTATTGAACGAGTTAGCCATAGGTTACTTTTTTGACTGCAATTGACGTTTGTAGGCGATTACTTGCGTGTAGTCACCGGTGCGCTCAGCCTTTGCGCGTAGGTTGTCCAACACTTCGTCGGAACCACCGGTTGACCTAGCCCCGCCGGACGGTGGGGTCTTCTCTGGAGGAGGAGCAGTTTTCTTTGTCACCTTGAGTTGTGTTTCGAGTTTGGCCACCGCGAACGCGAACCTCACTGGGTCTTTTATCTCAGAGAGTTCTTTCGCTTTCTTGGGGTTTTTACCCAGCGCGTACACCAGCAATGCCGAGTTGTCTGAACCCTGCAACAGGATCCCTTGTTGAGTCGTGTTCAACACCTCTTGCACCGCAGATTCAGCATCTTCGTAGTCTCGAACCTTCAGCTCAGTCTTGGACTTCGCGTAGTTCTCAAGCTTCTTGTGCCACTCTGCTTGTTGGGCTTGCTGCTCTTCCTCGGCCTTGGCTTGGAGTTCAGTAGCTTTCCGTTTCCGGTCAAACCACTCTGCCAGCTTGGCCTCGTACTTCTCCGTGTCGTAATCAGCGCCTTCAAGTGTCGGCTTCGGCCCAGGGTCAACCGGATTGTTCTCAGTTGCCGATATTGCCTTCAGCTTCTCTTCTAGCTCCCGATTCTTACGGTGCAGTTCCCGATTGGTTTTACGCACTTCACGCACCCATTCCGGTGCTTTCTCTGCGTCCTCTTTCTGGGTTGGCGAATCCCCGATGCTGACGTCAATCTCTTCTGAAGCGGTCGCTTCCCCGTCTTTGGCTGGCTCCGAGGCCACCGGCGTACCGGTCTCCTCAGCCACAGCCTCCGCTACGGGAGCTTCCTCATCGTCCAAGACAACTTCAGCATCTACTGCCGTGTTGTTGTTCTCCATTTTTTCTCAATTAGTGGGTCTGTCCACTAAAATGTTTGCACCGGCGCTACCAGCTTCTGCACATCGTCCTCGATGCGGTCCGCCAGCTTCATCGCCTTGTCCTGATCAATCTGACCAGCCTTTGCAATCGTCTCCTCGGTCTTCGCCCGCGTCTCCTCGGCCTTGGCGAGCGTGAGCACCGTGTCGGCCTGTGCCTTTGTAGCGAGCGCATTTGCCCTTTGCGCCTCTGCTGCGAAGTACTGCGTCTGTGCGTCCGGTTGGGCGTTCTGGGCCTCGGCAAGGAGCTCCTGGGCCTCTTGCTCGGTGGGTTTAACCGCCCCCATCTTCAGCAGCTTCTTGCGGAAGTAGCTCCGCACGTCACCAAGCCCTTCGCCTTCCATGTTCATCATCGCCATGGACGATAGCACGTTCATCGTCTCAGGGTCTTGCGTCACCGCCATCATCGAGAGCAGCGCCTGCACCGTCGCCTGTTTCTTCGTCGTTGAAGACGGCCCCACGTCCACCGCCACATCGAACTCAGCTTCCGAGAGGTCGTTGTCGTACTCAAGCTCACCGCTCTCAGGGTTAATGACCGGTGTCATGAGCTCAATCTCGTCCTGCTCGCCGTTGGCTGTAACCACCTTCATCTTGCGCTTATCTTCCACGAACACGTCTTTGGCCATGGACAGCCAAATCTCGCCCACGCGCTTAATGGCTTTCGCCATGTTCGAGACGTAGATGTAGCTCTGCATATCGAGGCGCTGCATCACCAAGTCCACAGCTTTGCTCGTAACGTGGGACACCATCTTGTCCCCGTTGCCTTGGCTCCCAAGGAGCTGCTGCATATCGACGTCTGTTACCTGCAAAAGCGCCCCCATCGCCGGCGGGATCTGAGGGGATTTCGTGTACGCCAACGGCGGCGCCGGTTGCACCGCGCCTTGCGCGTCCGTAATCCCATTCACCAGCAGGTACGGGTAGTTCTTGAGGTTATCTTCCGCCCACATCACCTGATGCCCCGCTACCTGTTCAGGCATGAAAATGGGCTTCTCCATGGACGAGAGCGCCGAAATCTCTGCGAGCTTAGAGAGCTGCATATTCTTAAGGCGCTGCATATCTTTCGCCAGCCGAACGTGCCCCATGCACCGCTCCACGTTGTCCACAAACCACCGCTTCCCGTACACCGGCACAATCGGGATGCACCGCCCCGCAATGTACCCGCAGTCCTCAAGGATTTTGCCCCCAGACATAATCCACTTGTGCACCTTCTTCTGCTTAATCTTCTTGCGCTTAACTTCCTTGTACCCAAGCGCCTCCATCTCCTCCATCTTGCCTTCCTTTAGCACCGACAAAAGCTCCTTTTCCTCGTCCCCCGTAAGCCCCTCAAACGTCACCATGTAGTCCGTCGTCTCCTCCACGCGGTAGTACTCCGCCACATACACCACGTCCGGCGTCTGCCA